GAACGGGGCCAAAGCCCCGCTCTAATTAAAGTTATTTATTATTCAAAAACGTGTCTACTCATTGATTGGTAGTGTACGTTTACTGCTTCAGCTGCTGCCGCACCTGCTTCAATACCAATATATGGAATTAAATCCACATCATCAGTTAAAGCAGCTGTTGTTACAGCTTGTTTACCAGGTTGAACTGCTGTTACTGCAGTACCGCCTGTAGAACCTGAAGTTTCAGTAACATTATACTGTATACCGTTCACAAAAATAGTCGCTTTTCTATTACTATCAATTTTAATTTTAAAATGATATGCTGTGTCCGCTGCTACGTCGATTGGTAATCTACTAATATAGTCAGTACCACCAATGCTGTGAACAAAATGCCACTTAGCAAAATCAGTAAAAGCTTCACTGTTTGTTGCATCTGTTTGATATTTAAAAAATACTTGGTTAGCATCAGTTGCAACTAATTGATCATTAGTTAACTTTAAACCAGCCCATACTTTTTGGTTATCAAGTGCAGGTAAAGAAATTGAACATTCCCATTCAACTTGATTCTCAGTACCCCATAGAACTTTAGACCAAGCTGATTGGTTAGTATCTAAGTGTGGTAAAAGAATTGACTGATCCTGGTCTGCACCAGCAGTTGTCATTAAGATTCCTGCTTGAGTTCCTGGAAAAGTCGTTAAAGCAGTCGTCATGTTAGTACCTAATGTTTCAAAGTTTTTGTTCGCTGCTTGTGTTACCGCTAACGCTGATGCATCATCCGCGTCAGGATCAATGATATTTATCGCATTAAGACCTGGTCTTTGATAGAAAGGCTCATAAAGATAATATCTTCTAGCATCATGTAATCCAAAACATTGAGTTCTGTCGTGAACTACACCTGTAGATGCTGTTTTACTGATTAGCTGTACGTTGTTCTCTGAACGAACCGGACCGCTAAATGTTGTATTAGCCATAATTATATTCCTCCTAGAATATATAAATGTAGTCCCTAGGGATGTCGACTATACGCGTCTACATTTATTTTTTATTTTTATATAGTGACAAAATTGTATACTAGTTTTAAATAGAGCGCAAGAGGGTGTGTAATGTGGATAGAACTTTTCCAACGATGTAGCTTTTTACTAAGTAGCTACAGAAACTTCGGGGGCAGCGTCTTCTACCTTATTTAGCAAATGCTCTTTTTTAGCTTCTGCTATTTTTATATGGCTAATTACTTCTCTGACTTTTCTGTCAATTTTAACCATATTGAGAGTATATTTACCCTCATTAAGATGCTCCTGCTCCCATTCTAGATCCAATACCTTCTTCTGTTTGTAAAGGTCTTGTAGATGTGCTTGCATCATTTATAACCTCCTCATAGGTTATTCTATTTATCTTGGGATCGTTCATTTCTCCAAGATATTCCCATTTTATATCACCTTTTCCCAATTTGTCAACTATTGCGTTTTCAATATCTAATGAGGTTTCAATGCAGTTTATATTAAAATCTGCATGATATTGATACGCTGATATTTGTATTCTAAAGGTTTTTAGGTGCATTTTTTCTTTCTATATTTAAAATATGGCGGGATTGTGTCCCGCCATATTAATTTAATGATTATGCTCCCGGTGATCCGAAAATACCTCTCCAGTCTGAGAATCCAAAAGAATATCTCTCTCTAGCTTTGTATCTTACGTTACCAGTTGTAAAGTCGCCTTCCATAGATGTTTTCATTGGTGCTCTAACAAAATGTTTTAGACCATTAGGTACATCTGTTTTAATGAAAAACGCATCTGTATCAGTTAAGTAATGATTTACAGTATAACCTTGTGGTATCATTCCTTTTGACACAACTGCATTGATATCATTATCAGCTGTTCCTGTTCTTCCAGCAGACTTCATTAATCTCTCAGCTGTAAATTGCAAAGCTGAAGGTATAATTAACTTAGTACCTTTAGCAGCAATTTTAAGACCTCTTTCGTCAGTCAAAGCAGCAATATCTATTAAAGATTGCTCCAATGATGTTTCATTAAGGTCAGCCGCAGTAGATAATTCATTTCTATCTGTTCCTGAAGAAATCGGGTGGTCAGTAGCACAAAGCTCTTTACCATCACCGCCTGCAGAAGATGAACTGAACGCGTTGTTTAACACATTAGCAGCTTTCACTTGTTTAGTGTTAGCCATTGATCTTGCTAAAGCTTTTGTATATCTAGACGCAAGTCTGTCATACAAGTTATCTTCAATCGCTTCTTCAGTGATTGCGAAAGCAAGAGCAAGTGTTTCATGTGTGTAACGAGCTGTGAAAGTTTCTTGTGCATTATCAAATGAAACTGAAGTTCCTTCAGCTTTGATTGGTGCATTTGCGAAACCAGATAACATAACTTCTTCTTCAAAAGCTCTGTCACTGTTTTCAGTGTCGAAAATTTCCGCATGCTCATTAGCATAGTTGTTATATTCCAAGCCGAATAGTGCATTCAAACCTGGCTCTAGTTCTTTAACTAGTTGTCCTCTTGATATAGCCATTTTTTATTCTCCTATTCTGCTATTATACGCCAGTTGCGGTCATGTAGAAGTGTTCGTTGATGATCACTTTAAAGTTACAATTAGCAGATGTTAAATCGCTATTGTCTGGATCGTCAGAAACTCCGATGATTCGCAAGTTAGCTGTAGTTGTTGATTGAGTATCCGTAATTTCAGTTTTAGAAACGAAATGCGGAGTTACACCTGCACTAACAGCAACATCAGCGTTTGTAAAAACGTCTAGTTGTTGAGTTGCGCCTGATGCATCCGATTGTACTTCATAAACTTGATGCGGATCGTCAGTAATAAACGCTTTGATATCAGTAGCTGCGTTTGAAGCAACTAAGTGATTAGCAAAGGTTGGTTTACTTGTTGTAGCGTCAGTGAAAAACACGCCCTGACAAGAGCCTAAAAGAACTCCGTTATCAGTAGCTGCGCCTATTCCAACTGTTCCTGCTGCTAAAGCGACCATAAGATCGTTTTGAGCAAAAGCTGAAGCGCAAGCTGCTACTTCGTATTCAGTAGCTGCGTTGTTATCAGGTGACCCTCCAATTTTGCCTAGGGGTTTTAATCCAAAGGCTGCGTCTTGGTTTGCCATATTTATCTCCTTTGTCTACGAAAGGTAGACGATTAATTTAATTCGTTGGCAAAAATTGCTAAAAAATTATTAGCTCTTTTTTGTACCACCGAAGGTTACACGAGTCTGTCGATCATTATCGATCGGCATACCTGGATGCTGTTCCTTCATAAGATCGTTATCAATCGCTTCGTCTTTTTGTTTTGCAAGGTTATTAAAATATGCCTCACGCGATTTAACAAGCTCGTTAGATATCCTAGCCAGCAATAGGCCGCCAACTCCGATGACCCCTTTGTATTTACCTTGATCCAGAACTGGATAATCTTGATCTGGGTATTCATCAGCTCTTACTAATTCATATCCTGATCTTAATTTACCGGCCATGTTTTTTGTATCATCAAAACCCATAGTCTCGGATCTTATCCATCTGTGATGGTACCCGTCTGGTGCAGGGGGTGCATCTAAAGATGATGGTGGAGTCCAAACAGTTTTTTTAGCTGTCTTAGCTCTTGTTTGACTCGCACGGGAAGTTTTTATTTTATCTGTACTCATATGCTTATGCCTCCTTCGTGATTTTTAGTTGTTTCGCATATTCTTCTAGTGGCACTCCTAATTTTTTAGCAATTGCTACTTGTGATGAAGTGAGTCTCACAGTTTGGCGACCAGGTTTTACACTCCGCGTAGCTGACGCTACAGTTTGAGTAGGTCTAGTCGTTTCCTTTGGTTCAGTTTTAGCAAATTTGTGTGGGAAGTCAAGCTTCATTCTACGATCTACTTCAGCATAATATTCATCTGAATTAGGATCAAAGCCTTCTTCTTTAGTTAATTTGTTATGTAAATCAAAAGCAGTATAAGTCATAGCAGCATCTTGTCCAAACCAAGAATTTCTTTCAGCCCATTCTTCGGCTTTTGGATCAGGATTTGCAGGTGGTGCTACAGCTTGATCTAACGTAGAAGTTTTAACTGCTGTAGGTTTAGTTGCAGCTTGTTTTTTTAAGTTTGCAACTCTTGCTTCTTCTACACCTAATCTCGCTATCATTTTTTGCGCTTGTACTTCAGCGTTTATATCTCCATCTTCTCTAGCTTTTGTTAATTGAGATTGCGCTGCTTGAAGACCAGAAACAACTCTACCTTCCATAGCACTTACATAATTTGGCTCAATAGTTGATAGTTTATTCTGTAAAGTGTCATGTTGAGTTTGAACTCCTTTAGCATAATCTAAAGCAGCTTCTTTTTGCCTTTCAGCTTCTCTCCATTTTTTAGTTAACTTAGCAATTCTTTTTTTAACACCTTCGCTATAATCTTCTAGTTCTTCTTTTTTAGTTTCTTGTTTCTCGTCGCTTGTTTCTTTTTTTTCTTCTTTAGTTTCTTCTACTTCAGTTGCTTCAACTGGTTTAGTTTCTTCTACAACAGTTTCTTTTTCAGGTTCTGTTTTTTCTTCTACTACTTGTTTTACTTTTTCTTCTTCTAGCTCAACTTCAGCACCGGGACCCGATGTATCAATGTCAACTAGATCTTGTTTGTTTTCTTCTGTTTCTGGCATAGTTATCTCCTTCTATGTTAAATATTATGCAGCACGGATTCTGGATTACTTATTGTACCCAAAACCTCGTCATCATTTAATAAACGGACTTCGCCGCCTTCGATAGGTAATCTTGATCCTGCATAACGAGCAAAAATTACCCAATCTCCTTTTTTACACCAAGCTCCTGTTGGAAACTTTTCTTTATCATAATAAGCTAGTGGCCCTACTTTTAAAACGTAGCCACAGTTAGTTGCAATTCTTAATTTTTCTAAAGACTCTTGTGCAATAATTATACCACCTTTAGTTTTTTCTTTAGGTGTAAATGGTAACACAAGTAGTCGCCAGCCACTAGGATCGGGCAGCTGTTCTTTTTGTTTTTTAATATTTTCTGGATTTAAAGGTTCTGGTTCACCTTTAGCTTCTTCTTTGTATTTGTCTTGAAGACCAAGTTTAATTTTTGGTACTTCCGTTGATTCCGACGACGTTTCCTTCATTTTTTTGCTCCTTTTCTTCTAGCAGGTTAGAGATTTCCTGTAATAGATATTGATAAGTTCTTGCTTGTCCTAACATATACTGATATTTTTCCATGTTGTCAACTCCACCACTAATCATGGTGTCGCCAATTCTTTGTAAGTTGTCTCTCATAATTTTTTGTATTTTAGAAACAACGGTTAATGGGTCCATCATATTAACATTTCCATCTTCTTCTAGCTTGACGGATACGTGAGTTTGGATCGTTTCTTGTTTTTGCTGATGACCGTTTTAATTGTCCTAGTGATCTAGCGCAGTATGATTTTCTACGATTAGCAGCTTTTGATCCTGGCTTCACTTTTCCAGTCACGGCTGTTTTTAGTTTTGAGCCGGGATTTGCTCTTCTGTAGGCAGCGACACCCGCTCTTGTCATGCCTGCTCCAGATTTTGTAGATCTGTAGTTTTTTTTATTTCTAGCTATTGGATTTTCTCTACTCATACTAATCCACCTAAACTAACTTTTTTTCTTTTTGCAAATGTTGGAACGTTAGTTGGTTTGCCTCCTGGATTCCCCGCAGCCCTCTTTCTGCTGACAGCACTCGCCTTTTGCGACTTTGTCATCCGTGTGGCTTTTGCAAGTGGAACGCATTTTGGATATTTTCTCTTTGAGCCTTTTGACCTCCCGCATGGTTGATATTTTCCATCCTTCTTCGGAGCTCCAATATCTACCCATTTTTCTTTTACCCATGCTCTTAAACCTTTTTCGGCCATGTTATTTATTTGGTCTTCTAGCTTTACCAAATCCTTTTATTTGAATACATCCAGCCATACCTCCATTAGCAGATTTTTTTCTACCGCCTGGTTTTATTTTTCCAGAACAAACTCCTGATGCATACATGTTTGCATATGCGCTTGGATATACTTTAAATTTTCTTTTTGCTGCTGCTTTTCCTTTTGGACAAAGTTTTGCCATTATGATTTCGCCGTTTGTTTTGCTCTTGCAAAGTTAGCTGCAGTTGGTGCACCTTTTGATCCTGGTGATCTCATTTTTTCACCTGAACCAGCTTTAATTCTAGCTTTTTTAGCGGCAATGTTTGCATAAAGACCTGGACCACCACCAGCTCTTTTAACTCTACCACCTTTTTGATATTTTTTAGGTGAAACTTGTTTATTATATAATCTATTCGCCATTATACTTTTCCACCTTTTTTCATGTATCCCATTTTGTTTCTAACTTGTTTAGGAAGCTTTGCTAAACCTTTTTGATTTGGTTTTACTTCTTTAAGTGCTCCGCCGCCCATTTTTTTTACTCTACCACCCATTTTATATCCTTTAGGTGACACTTGTTTGTTGTATAGTCTATTTGGCATTATTTTTTTCCTCCTCTAAATATTTGTGTTCCCTTTATACCAAAAATACTCGCACATACAAGTATCCATAAATTTGTAAACCAGGTCGGCAGTGCTTGAAAATGCTCAAAGAAAATTTTTATCTTCTCCATAGCTGCCGGATCGTCCGACCAGACCCCCCATGCGAGCACCAAAATGGGCAACGTTAATATCGCAAGAACCACCTCGTCCTTGTAGTCGTTTTGACGGGCTTCTAAAAGTTTGCCAGCGTATTCCGTCTCTCCTCGGGCCATTTTTGTAGCCGCCATGTGCTGAGCGTCTGCCATAGCCATTTTTGTTTCTTGTTTTTTCTTATAAATGTGCGAACCAGCGTTAATTGCTAATTTTAATGCACCTAATATTGGAAATGCCATAAATTAATCTCCTTTTCTGATAATTGACACACTATCTGGCACTTTATCGCTAGAAGGTATCGTTTTACCTAAAATTGTTTTTTGAATTGATGTATCAGCTCTTAATTGTGCTAATTCTTCGTTCTGATCTAGTTTTTCTTCAGTGTTTGCTTGGTTCATCATAGCCTTCATTCGGTCTAAGTTCATTTTTTCTTCGCCTTCTTTTTGTTTTCTAGCATCATCTTTAGCTTTAAGGTCTAATTCTCTTGATCTTAGCTTCGCTATTGGGTCATTATCAAACTGTGAAGTAATTTTCTTTTCTTCTTTTGCAAAATCATCCATCATTTCTGATATTAACACTGCTTTTCTACCGTCTATTCTCTCTTGTAGCATTCTTGCTTGTTGTTGTAGCTGTGGATTCTGTTGTGCCATCTGCATCATTTGTTGTAATTGAGGTAACTCGTTTCTAAATTCTACTTCAATCTGTTCTTGTGCCATTAAACTTATATGTTCAAGTATATTTTTCTGTATTGAAGCACCAATTGCAGGTGAATTTTTAACCATGTTAGTTTCCATAAAATTTAAATGCGCTGTAATGTGTGCTTGGTGGTCTTGACCAGGAAAAGCTTGAAATGGAATACCGCCTAATGCATCAATGTGCTCTAATGCAGGATCTTTTGGCATAGGTTGAGGTGGTTTTTTTAAAATTAAATCAATATCTTTTACCCCCAATGCCTCATACATATTTCGATACACTTCGTATTGATTATGTATTTGAGGGTTTGAGGCAGCCAATTGCATTTCAGTTTGAGCTAAAGATATCCTTTGCGTTTGGCTAAAGATATTGGGATCTGCAACTGGTAAGATGTCTACACGGTCATCAAAATCTAGTTGTTTAACTTGATTTTGTCCACCTATAACATCGTAGGGGTAAACTGGAGGTAAGTATGTTTTAAATACTCTAGCCAAAATTGTAAATTCTTTTTTCATCGCAGCGTACATTCTCTTGTGGATCGCTGACATTACACGCGATCCTCTTTCCAACATAGCCACTGTCGTGCCCACTGCTGCTTGTTGGTTCCCATCTCCTACCTGCAGGTCGGCAATAGATGCAAATCTTTGCCCTGCTTGTACCACGACACCCATAAGTGATAATAAAGTTTGTGATGGTTCTTTAAACGGCAATGTCATAAATGCATCTTTTAAATTTCCTCCAGGTGCATCAACATCTCTAAACTCACCGGGTTGAATTGATTGCGCCTCGTCTCTCATTTTAATACCGCGCATTTTAAATCCAGCGGGTAAGTTAGACAAGGTTCCAGCGTCTAGCAGCTGTCTTAAAGCTGCAGTTGCTGTTCTTGATAATCCACCAATCATGTGAGTTAAACCAAAACCGTAAAATCCTAAACCAGGTAAAAATTTAAAATGAACAAAATAATTAATTTTACTTTTTAATATGTCGCCTGCTTCGTAGTTTCTTCTAATCGATAATACTTTTCTAGTTCCTTCTTCAACTGTCACAATGTATGGTAATTTAATTCCTGTAGTTTCTCCGTCTTGGCCCAAATCTTCAAAGCCTTCTAAATCTAAAGTAACGTGACATTCTAAAAGTGTATACATTCTTTGATCTCTTCCTTTAGATGTTCCGTCTAATTCTCTTTCTGCTTTTTCAGAAGCAGTTTCATCCATGTACGATGGATTAATTTCTATGTCTCTATAAAATCCTGCAACTTGCTGTTTTCTTAATTCGTTTTCTGTCATACGCACTCTGTGTATTACAGACTCACAATCATCTAATGATGTTGCAGTATACGGTACAACGATATCATCTGCAGGAACATATTTTGAAACAGCTCTTTGCATAATTTCATCGTAGTAAACTTTTTTAAATGCAGAACCTGCAAGTGGTAAATAAAATAACATCTGATCAAACTCTGCTTCGTATTCTTTCATCTCAGACATAATCTGATAATTCATAAACTGTTTTATC